GGGAAAGTTACCAAGAATGGCACTTACACTGGGGCAGGCGGTACCAAAGATCTTAAGGGTACTTGCTACTCCAATAGTAAGGGCAGACGGATGAAGTTCAACCGTCTTGCCTATACAGTCGCTCCAACGCCCGATCGGCCTTATTTAAAGGCCGGGGCAAGCAACGTCCATGTTGCAAATGGCATTGCCTTATTTGCGTCGATGTTATTCGGCACGGGTAAGGTACGCTAATGGACGTCCACAACCATCCTCCAATTCAGGAGTAAGGCGTGACTAATATCACGACCATTGTTGTACCAGATGCCGCCGCAATCCCAGTCAACCACACCTTTTCACCGGTGAAAGTTGCTGGAGATACTGCCTACTTCGCTGAGCGGTCTAACGCCAGTTCCCTTGGTTATTGGAACTTGGCGTTGACTCAACGCGCACCTTTGGCAGGTCAGACTGAGAAGGTCTACCGGAGCAAGATTTCTTTTGCGAAACCGGTAGTCTACTCTGAGACGATTAATGGTATTACTCGTCCCAGTCTCGGGTACACCCTGCGTACGAACATTGAATTCATTGTTCCCGCAGAGGCAACGCTACAGGACCGTAAAGACCAGCGTAAGCTGACGGTTGGTATCCTTAACGACGCATCCTTCATTGCGATGGTCGAAACGCAAGATAACCTGCTGTAAGGGCTGTGAAAGCTCTTATTGCTCGGCTCATTCTTGTGCTTTTGGATATCTACCAGGCCAGACGGAGGAAGAATGTTTCGCCTCCTTCTGATCCTGGTACTCTGTAGTTCACTTCTCTCCTATGAGGTTTTAGCCCATGAAGACGAAAAGAAAAGTTGCTGGTCCTTTGAAGGACCTTTCCCGACAGTCTGCTTGCCTAGCCAACCAACTTGCCGCGGGTATTTATACCGCGGCAGACACTCAGATGGGGTCAGAGATGCTCCAGGCCTTAGGGTCTGGAAACCACTCTCTGATTGTATCTGCTTCGATCGACCCTCACGGGTACTCGAGTGCAGGTACGTTTTCCAGGGACTACCTCTGTGTCGAGCTGATGTCGAAATTCCCTCATTGGGATATCGGAATCGATCGTACAGCTGTAGCCCTCAGAAAATTCTCTGAGGTAGAGGATGCCTTGTCCCAACTTACGTTTACCGATAACCATTGCATCATAGCGAATGATAAATTCGTTATGATCCGTGCGGTCGAAATGACTGCTCGGAGAAAAATTGCTAGGATCCTCGGTGAATTTGATTGGAACGAAGTTCATCGCTCTTTCGCGTTTGGTCCAGGTGCGTCGACTTCTCAGCCGAAGCGTAGAGGCGATGCCTCATATAAGTTTGGGGCACAAAGACCCCAACTGTCGTACAATGCTGAGATCCTAGCCCACGCACTCTCGAGTGCACATCCGACTTGGCGGTTTACTGCCGAAGTTGTGGAGGGATCGAGGCTCGTCACCGTTCCAAAGAACGCTAAGACGGATCGTAGTATCTGTATCGAGCCCGATCTGAATATGTATTTTCAGAAAGGTCTCGGAAAGGTAATGCGACGTCGTCTTAACCGGTGGGGGCTCCTTATGCCTGATGCTCAGCAATACAATGCTGACCTAGCAAGAGTAGGGAGTGCCACAGGGTCCCTGGCAACAGTGGATCTGAGTAACGCATCTGATTCCATTCATATGGAACTCGTGCGTTTGCTTTTACCGGAAGAGTGGGTTACCGCTATTGAGCAAATGCGGTCGACCCACACCGTTCTTCCTTCAGGAGAGTTACATCTTCTCCGGAAGGTTTCGAGTATGGGCAATGGTTTCACGTTTGAGTTAGAGACGCTTATATTTTATGCGCTCTGTCAAGCCGTGATTGACCATTTTGCTAGCTCG